AGCAGTATCTTTATCTAAATTCTGAATAGCAGTTGCCTTTTGCTCTTCAGTCATTTGAGAATTTTTTATAGCATTTAATTGCTTTTTATGATAGTTATCTAAAGCTATCATTTGATTTTGAATCATTTGAGCGAAAATATTACCAACCATTTGAATAGATTGCCCCCATTTTTCGTAGAAGCTAGTAACTTTCTCACCCGCATTATATAAACCCTTTTCAAGGTTTGATAGAGGCATTGTTGGTTCGGGCATTTCTATTCTACCACCTTTTAACTGAGGTGTTTCTACATTTAAAGAAGTAGCACTCTCCATTGCATCCATATACCCTTGAGCTGCTGTTTTAGCATCTTTGTAGCTCTCTGTAGTGGCTTCTAATGATCCAGCAATTTTATCATTAACTTTTACTAAAGCGTCCTCGTAGCCACTTAATAACTCTATAAGACTCCTTAACTCTAACTCTTGTTTTGCAAATAAAGCAACGTCAGATATAGAAGCCCCAATTACTGAGAAATTACTTATAGCATCTTGTAATTCCTTTATTTTTTCTTTTGCACTTTTTATTTTTTCCTCTAACTCTTCTTTAATTAAATCGGTAGTACCTTTCCCTAAGTTATCTAATTGCTTGTTTATTTCTGCTAATCTTTCTGCTGCTGTTTTTGCGACAGGATTAAATCCATCTACAGCTACTGTAGCGTCTTTGGTATCACCTGTAAAAGCGTATATAGCTACACCTATAGCTGCTAAAGCTACTGCAATAGCCCCTATTGGATTTGTCGCTATCGCTACCGTAAGCACTTCAAAGGCTGCCGATAATGCAGTTAAAGCTGTACCACTTGCATATGCAGCTACAACAGATTCACCTAACAATATACCAAAAGCACTCATTCCTGCTATAGAAAATGGTATTATACTACCTAAAAATCCGAAAGCTGTACCTACAGCACCTAAACCTGTAGCAAATAAAGCTAAAGTCATTAATAAAGGACCAACTACTGCTGCTATACCTGCAACTTTAATAATCATTTCTTTAGTTTCAGGGGCTAACTCTTGAAATGCTCCTGCTAATTCTGTTATTTTAGCAATCATAGGTAATAAAGCCTCTGCCAACATAGCCCCAATCTCCATATTCATTGCGGTAATAGCAGAGTTCATTATAGCGACCTTTTGCTTGGTGGTTTTACCCATCAAGTCGGTCATCTCTTTTAAAGCACCCGTGTTAGTTTGGTACTCCTTTGTAAGCCTAGCTACTTCATCTTTATTATCGGCTAAAATAAGTAATTGGTTAGCCGAAGTGACACCTGCTAATTTCATAGCTCGTTCTAAACCTAGTTCCCCTTGAGTAACTAAGTCTAAAACCTCCGTAAAGTCTCGACCTTCTTTGTGCAACTTCATAAATATCTTACGAAGTCCTGTACCTGCTTTAGAAGCCTTAATACCATTATCCATTAAGACACCCATCATTGCTGCCAACTCTTCTAAGTCCATTCCTACAGCATTAGCCGAAGCCCCTGCGTGACCAAAAGCTGTACTAAATGTACTAAGTTGAATTGATGAATTTGCTGCTGCCGAAGCTAAAGTGTTAGCTACTCTTGCTGCTTCTGAGGATTCTAATTGAAATGCGTTAATGGAAGTTGCTACGGTTTCTGCTGCAAGAGATAAATCTTCACCAGTTGCTAAAGCTAAGTCAGCAACAGATTTAGTCATATTATTTATCTCCTTTGGATTAAAACCTTTTCGACCTAGAACTAATTGTAATTCAGAGAATTGTATAGCAGTATATCTAGTAGTAGCACCTAATCTTTTAGCTTCTTTTTCTAAAGCTTTAAAATCATCTATACTTGCCCCTGTTACTGCTTGTACCTTTACCATTCCATCCTCAAACTGAGAGAACGTATCGAAGGCTTGTTTACCCATTGCAACTAAAGGTGCTGTAACACCGAAAGACATCATCGAACCTAATCGAGCTGACTTTGATGCGAACGATGCTAACGATTTATTTGCTTTACCAAGGCCTGATTCTAAGCCTTTGATATTCGCTGCTACAATTATAGATATAGTCTTTAATCCACCCATTATTCAATCTTTATTTTCTTTGGTTCTATTAGTTTATATCTTTTTAAGACCTCTTGAATTTCCTCTTTACTAGCAACGTCTTTTTGAACTTTAACTTTATCATCCCAAGGGAAAGGCATTAACTCTTTTGGTTTGAGTTTGTGTTTAGAGTGAGGGACTATTGTGCTATGAACAATCATTCTAGTTTGTTCCCAATTAGTTTGAGATACTTGTTCGTTGTATCTCCTAAACCCTATAAGTTTGTTGTTAAAGGAACGTGGGGTGTAATCATATAAATTTTCATCTGACAACCCCAACATTCCTAACCCAACTTCTTCTAACTTATCCCAATCAAACTCTTCCTCATCTTCCTCAAAATCCCTTTCCCCTTCTACTTTCCCTTCTTCTGAGGTTGGTCTAATTGGAACGCTTCAAAAATTTCATTTATCTTAGAGAAATCTTCATTGTCTATCCATTGCTCAATATCTCGAACCTTGTATTTAAACTCTTCTCCGTTCTTCTTAGCACCGTACTTTAGACCGTAGTAAGCGATAATACCAACGTGGTCTATCTCTGTTCCTAACTGATCCATTTGATTTAACCTTAACTTACAATCGTTACAGATTTCTTTTAAAGCTAAATAGCTAAATCTAATAGGTCGTTTTTGACCGCCTATTTCTACCTTTTTCATAATCTACCTTTTTTAATTTAATTTAATTGATTTATAAAACTTTCTTTAGTGATATTGAACTTAGCCAAATTGTTGTAGCACCTGCTGTTCTTTTAATTTCTAAAGTATCTTGACCATTTTTTAGTAACACAGAATGTGTACCTACTGTTGATGGTATTTGCATATCTATTTCGGGGTCAGTTTCCCATCCATCGTGAATAGATAAACTACCTGCCGTACTTGTGTGTACAGTATAAGTTAATAAAAAGTAATCCCCGGGTGTTAAGCCTAAATCTTTAGTTATCTTTGTTATTGCACTTGTCGTAATAATTTTACCATACCCATCTTCAACCACACTAGTACCTCCTGATACAGTCCAATAACTAGCATCATCAAACCCTGTATCTTCTATCAACTCAGGACCAAGTCCATTCGGGTAGATTTGACCTGTTCCTGTGAAACTAGCCGAACAAGTTAAATTATCTTCGACTCCTGCATCAAAACTTACCGATGATACAAGTGCGTTCCCTTGCCAATGTGTTATTTCAGTAGGGTCTTGATAATCGGTTGCTTCAGGAGTTGTTTCTATTTGCCAAGATGAGGTGTATATCTCATCTGAATCTTGAGCTGCTGACAAGCCTGGGTAGATATAAGTATCTACTGAATCATCCCCGAGGTCTACGTTTATAGGATTATTAAATTCTATAGCAACCCTAGTCCAATTCTCTGTGGCAGTACCTCCATAACCTAAACCCGTTACTTTATATGCATTAGCACCATAACCTGCTGCTGTGCCACTACCTGATATTATTCTAATTGAGTTATCAGTACCTGCGTTATTTACATAAAATGTAGCAGATGTATTACTAGCATCAACCCCTTTAAGATACACAGAAACACTTAGTTTTTTATTTTCAACTCTTGATGCTGTAAATGGATAATATAAAGACTCGGATGATGTACTAGCACCACTTGTTAATTTACTAGCTGTATTACCTCCAAAGGGATCATCTTGTAAATTAGATTGGGTAGCACTATTTAGTGCAAACCCATCAACCCCACTTTGAGTAAGGTTAGTGCGTAGAACGTTTCTAATTCTATCAGAGAAACTTAAATCGACTATACTTCTTGTTTTAAGTTTATCGAAGAAATCAGTACCATCTAAAGGTACATCGGGATTGATTGATTGTAATATATCGGTGGATACCTCAAAAGACTTTAAACCACCTAAAGACTCAGACCATCCGTCTGAATCTTTTGTAGTTACATCTCTTAAGTCCATATTGGTGCTAAACGAAGCTGATGTACTATAAGCTACAGGGTCAAATATTGCTGATGAGCCGGGGGTAACTATTTCTATGATAATAGCACCTTCATTAAGAGTTGCTGTACCATCTACAATAGATAATGTAGGTACTAAACCTACAGCACCATTAGTGAAATCTCTATACTTATAATTACCATCTGTTTGCTCTGTTCCTGAGGCATAATCATAAGCTGCATCTGTAAGTATAGTATTTATAGCTGTCAAAACAGCAGTACCTGTATTAGCTGCGGCTGCTGTAGATATATCATCATAAATAACACCAGCGTCATTAGTAATGTTATTTATTTTAACAGTACCCGTAGTTCCACCATCAGGAACAGTTATAGGGTCAGTAGTTAATACCCTAATCCTAGTAATCTGTGCGGCTGCATCATCCGTCTTAGCATAAACCAATAAATCCGAAGCGTTTTGAATTGCCATAATTAATGGATTTAAAAGTTAGTATTATGCGTTTTGTTCTAATTCTGCTGTTCCTGTTAAAGAAATTGAATAAGTTGCGTTTTCTTCTACACCTGCATCAATAGAAATTGAAGTGATAAGTGCTGTACCATCATAAAGCATACCTGAAAGCCCAAATGTACATTGTACTGCTGTACCTGCTACTAAAGTAGTAAATAATGATTCTATATCTGCTCCTGTTGGAGAAGCTATATCAACGAAAGCATCACCACTCATTTCCCAAGATTTTAAACCTCC